TTATCAGTAAAAATATACTCTAAAGATTGTTTGCGCTTAAGCCAGTTATAATATAATTTTTCACATTCACTATCATTAGCAATATTACCTATCCACTGGCCATCATTTTCAATAAAATTAGCAAGAAGATAATCTATAACATCTTTTCGCTTAGCTAATTTTTTAAAAAAATAATTATCTCGTCGTTGTTCAAACGAAATTTTACTGGCACTTACTTTGCCATTGTATTTAATAAAATCGTAATTAGGGTTTGTAAAGTGCTGTTTAAGCGCTAGATAAGAAGTGTATACTTCAAACGGTGTCATATTATACTGGTAATTTTGCACTGCGTTCTAAAAGGTTAAGATCTTCACATTCAACTTGTAGTTTAGTTTTAATAATAACATTATTCTTAACTAAAGCTGCAACAGTTTCAACATCATAATTATTTTTTTCAATAAATAACATTAATGCATCAAAGTATTGTATATTTTTATCTTTAACTAATTTTTCAATTTCTTTGCTAAATTCACCAGGTGACTTAATAGAATTAACTTTCATTTATACTCCTGATAGTATCGCATATAATAATATATTATAGTATAAATTTTTATATAAGTCTACTGTTATTTGTCGCCAATAGTCGTATTGCCTAGTATCTTATTAAGTATAGATTTCATATTTGTTTCTAATAAATCTAACAATGGATAGCAACCAAAACCAGCTACTAAAAGGCATCCATCTCTATATTCAAAATCTTTAGGTATAAAGCTACCAATTAAATTTCCTACAAAGAAACCTATTGCTATAGTAATAAAAATTATAGTAAAATTAGTTGATTTGCCTTTAGTTTTTTGATAGAGCAAATTAACAAGAGCTCCAAACGCACCCACAAGACCACTCATTAAATACATTTTTAAACGATCAACGTCAAAAAAATCAAACATGTATTACTCCTAGTATATAATAGGTTGTATTAATAAATTCCTAGGAATTTTGCTACTAATTTTATTTATCTAATTATTATCTTTATATTTATAAAAAATCATATTATCCGATATTAAAATAATTACTACTTTTTTATTCTTATAAGCATATTTTATACTGTTATCATGAAAAAAAAGTACTTCTCTAATATTATTAGGTACACATGAATTTATTGCACAAATTGCTGCTTTTATACTCTCTGTCCCTTTAGGTCCGCTAGGTTTTCTTTTTGGACCCTCACAGTGCCAAACAAATTGACAAGCTTGATATACTACATTACAAATTGTTTTTGGATAACTTTTATGTTGAACTCTGTTAAGAGTAACAAACGCTACTGCGAGCTTTGTTTCGTATGATTCTGATCCTGCTTCATAGTAAATGTTATATGCTAGGCAAGTAAATTGATCGGAAATTTTTTCTTTAGATTGTGCAGGAAAAGATAACAAAAACATAGCGGCAAGCGCTATTAAAAATTTTTGCAATTGTTTTACCTTATTTTGTTGAAAAGTGGGAGATTCTGTTTCCAAGCTCTCCCGGGCTCATATTATGCAGCTAGTGCGTAACTAGGGACATAGTTGTCGTTTGCATCTATATTATTTAGCTTTTGTCTCGGTTTGCCTTTAATACACTTGTTGATCTTATTTCTGACCTATGATATTATATCAATTGTCACTTATTGTCAACAAACCATTTAAGATCTTCTGCAAGCTTGACTATATCATCTTTTGTAAAATATTTAAGTTTTGAAATAACAGTTTCACGCTCTGCAACGTCTTGAATTGCACGAGCTCGTTCTAATGCAGCATAGTACTCACTAGATAGCTGACTCTGTGCAAAATGCAATAGATCAAATCTAATTTCATAAGGTGTCTTATTCATCTTAGTCTCCTGTGTTTGTTTGTGTGTTGAGTGAGCCCGTTATTTGATAGGGTGGAGCTCATACCCCAGACTTAATTCTTAAGCAGCAATTTTCATTGCGGAATAAGGAACATTGTCGTTAGATGCAGTTCTTGCATTTAGTTTTTTTGCTTCTGTCTCGATCTTATCTTTACTACACCAGTCGATCCTATTTCGCCCCCATCAAAAAGAAGCTATGTGCATTTTAGTCTGTTTAATTAGTTTTGAATATCTAACAAATAATGCATTGTTATACAACCTAACTACAAACCCAACGTGGTTTGAAGACAATGGATAAAAATTTATCCCATTTTTTATCTTTTGACCTTCGTCTCTCACATATATCATATATAACTTCTTTATGGTGGAGGCGCCGGGTACTGCCCCCGGGTCCTCAGTGCCTATTCCATTAGATGTCAACGACATCAGCTTATTATTTATATAATAATACTATATAAAAATCAACTTAAGCTTGTGCTTCAGACCAAGAAAGTCTTGCAAAAATTCTAGAATTTACGTCACCAATATTTTGTGCTACAATTGTTAAAACATCAGGTCCATCAGGGTAAATATTAAACCCTGTACTATTAGTAGTTCCTCCGCCGAGAATACTATTACCAAGATCTCTAACTTTATTTAATTCTTGTTGTGTGACAGTAAATACCGCTGCCGTCGTTGCCTGAGAGAAGAAAGCATAAATTAGTTCACCACCTTGAACATTTTTATTAATACCAGATGCCGTATGATAGCAAACTTGTGACAAGCTTGAGCCACCTACGTTTTGCCAAGTATCACCGAGAATCTTTGCATTAAGAAATAGTTTAATTAAAAAGTTACCGTTAGAATAAATATCCATTTGTTGAAGTGTTAACTGCATTCTATTAATAATTTCTCTGGCGCCTAATAAGTTAGGAACACCATTATCAACAGCTGGAGACAATCTTAAAGATATAACAGGAGCTGTACCACCAACAGGAATTAATGCAGCTGTAGTACCAGGACTTGAGAAAATATACGATTTATCATCGTCATATCTACCATCCATAATTACAGATGTTCCCCAGTGACTTAATATAGGTGAAAAGCTAGGTGTAGAAAGAGAAACTATTTTAGGTGATGTGTTTGAATATGTATGTGTATTAGCAAGAGTTCCTCCCTTGACAGCTCTAGTTAAACCTGTTAATTGTGTAGAAGATCTTGCTGTATATGTAATATATTCTTGATCAACTAGAACTGTACCAGTTGATGGTAATAATAACCCATTAGCAACAGTCATTGTAGTTCCACCAACAGCTAAATTAGAATATTTAGTTGTTCCTCCAAAAAATTGTGTAGTAGGTGGAAAAGTATTAACTTCATAGCGAGCAGGTAAGTTACCTGATCTCATAAATGATTGATTTAATTGGTTATTATGAATCATTCTGTGGCAATATATAATTTGACCTAAACTATCTTTAAATCCAAATCTAATAGCACCTGCACCATACCAACTATAATCCATATATAACATTTGAACTTTTGTAAGATCTAGACCATATCCAGAAGGACCAGAATTATCACATCTATCAATATTCCATTCACTCTGTGGAACTTTAAAGTCGATAGTCTTACTAATGATAGCACCGTTAAGACCTGAAAGTGAAATACCTCTATATGGAGGTGTAACTGTCATAGAAGTATCACTCTCAATACTTAATATTTTATATGACATACCACGAATTACTACAAAGTCTTCAGGTAATAACTGACGACTAAATTGTGTGTATACTGAACCATCAGGATTTAATGCACCTGTGATAGTTTGGCTTCCGTTAGTAACGTTTACGATACCTGATAATTGTGTTGTAGAATTGCGTCTTACTGCATATAATACTTGACCATCATACTCATAGAAGAAACCATTTTGTGCATCATACATACCAACTCTAACAGAAGCACCATACCAATTAGTAACATTCATATTTAAAATACCTGGAGCAGGATTTAATCTAGGTGCAGTAGGAGAAACATAGTTAAATGCAAATGTACTTACTACGTTTGTCACTGCAAACGTTCCGGTATAAGCTGTGTCATTTTCTTGTAAATTAACGTTTATTTGACTGTTATAATATACAAAAACGTTAGCACCAACAGTTAAATTATGAGGTGTTCTAGTAGTAATAAGAACAAGATTACCAGTACCAAAGTTTACGTTATTAGCGTTATCTATTTGAAAGTCAGGCTTTAAAAGAGAAGCAGTAGACATTTGTATTGCTTTACCAGCCTGGTATCTAAACACTCTTCTTGTTTGTCTTATTGCTTGCTGATTTGATGATGTAGAGC